TAATGGTGGGATTTCATTAAATTTAACGTGTTGCATATTTACCACAAGATTTTTATTTTTAACCGTCATCAAATAACCCCCTTCCTGCTTTTTTGTTTTGATACATTTCATATCCACTAATACCAGCAGATAAAGCTAGACCTGGTAAACCAAATCTTCTTGATACTGTTTTTAAAGCTGTTGGACTAATTCCTAATCTCATCAAGTTTGCCATTTTTGGTCCAGCAAATCTTGTTGCTTCTTTTGATAAAGATCCTGCAAACGCAGGGGCTAAGTAATTCATTGGGTTAGTTGCAATCTCACCTGCTGAATCTCCTTCAGCAATTTGTTGGCCTATGAATAACGGTTCTAGTGCTAACATTCCTAATGGTGTTCCAGTAGCCGCCAATCCTTTTCCAAGAACACCGGACAAGGGACCTGTGGCTGCTCTAAATGGACTAACTCTTTTTTTAGGAATCTTCACACCTTCAGCATCTAAACGATCACCACCTAAAGGTCTTTTTCTATTGCCTGCCCCAGTTCTTTGTCTATAAAGTTCTGCGCCACCTGGTATCATACCTGCTGCAGTGACTGCACCGATAGCTGGTAATGTTGCATCACCAAGAGCTGTGCTTGGTTCTTCTGTTGGAGTTACTATTGGTCGTTCTAACATATCAATCAACATATTCTTTTGTTGATTTTCATTTGATAAATAAGTTGTTGGATCATCATTCATAAATTGTTTAACAAAACCCGCGGCTACTGCACCACCTACTGCAATCGCACCAAACTTACCAGCACCTCTTAACATTGGGCTTTGTAAAAATTTTGTTGCAGCGTTTTTAACTGTTGCAACAGGGCCACTTTGTGCATCTAAATTTTTCAATTTATTTGCAGCCGCTACCGGATCATTTTGAATTGCTTGAGCACAAGTTGTAGATATACCACCTGTTTGATAGTTTAAAATTTTTCTACAAACTTGAGGTGCACTATCAACTGCATCAACTAGTTTTTGATATAAATCTGGATTTTGCTTAACAGTTTTAAATCTTTCACCCATAGCTCCTACAGGTAATGTTGTTGTAGAAACAGAAAAACCTTTTCCTTTGTCTGCAAGATCTAAAACGTTTTTCTTTGCAGCATCAGACATTTGATCAAAATATAAAATATCTCTTGTTGGATCACCGCCTGGATTTAGTAATGGTGTATCAATTTTAAATTTTTTAGCAAAAGCTTTTGATTCTTTGTTAAACGCATCAACTCCATCAAACTCACCTTTCATTGCATTTTCTAAAACAACTCTAAATTTATTGTCTATGACTGCTTTCTTTTTATTTATATCGCTAGGAATTAATTGCATAAACTCTGTGTAACCTGGAGCATTTTTAAAAGTAGAAGATAAACCAACAACTTCATCAATAACACCGGGTGTTCCTGCAAGTTGTCTTCTTAATGTTTTAGTTGTGTCAGGAGCTAAATTTAATAATGAATCTCTTATACTAAATTTGTAATCTCTTAATGTTCCTTCTCTAAATCTAAAACCATCTGTTTGACTTCCTATGTAAGAAACAATTCCTTTTAATTTTTCCCCTGTTGGTGGCGACCACTGACTCGACATTCCTTTAGGAACTTTTCTAGCTCCATTTAATGCTTGTAAATATTTTGCAACATCATCAGAAGTTGTAGTTGCAAGTCTTAATTTTATTGCGTCATCACCTTTTGTAAACTCGGTTTTATATAAATTTTTAGTAAGTGTATTTAAATTTATAGCAGGATTTTTTTTAAATTCTTTGTTTATAGCTATAACTTTATCAAAAGAAGATTTAAGTTTGTTAGATGCCGAAGCGTCGAGAGCACCAAAACTTGTTCTGTTTTTTTTAAAAAAATCTGTTGTAAAAGTTTTTAATACAGACTGTGCATTAGTTGGAACGCTTTCTTTTACTTTTAAATAATCTAATATTTCTTTTGATGCAGGGTTTAAAATTTTTTCGCCTGTAAAGTAAGCTCGTATCTGTCGGCCTATATCTCTGTTGGTTCCTTCAACAGATGTTGTACCAAAATATTTAGACCAATTTTCAAGAGTAGGATTTTTAGACCAATTTTTTAATCTTCTAATTCCTTTTTTATATTTTGCTAAATCATCGGGTCTTATTTTTTTAATATCGGATATAACGCCTTTTGCTTTTAATCCTCTAATGTGTTTTTCTATAGCTGTTTCACTAGCAAAAAATTTATCTGCTAATTGTTTATTTGTTAAATTTTTATTAAAAGCATTTACAAAAACAGATTCTGGTGGATCAAAAAAATAACCACCTCTAGCTAATGAAAAATATTTTGTGTTTTTAGGAGTCTTAGCCATTAGACCTCCAAGATCTTAGCTAGTCCGCCTCTTGCAAAATCTTCTACGAACCTTGCTGTCATTCTATCAAATCTTGGATCACCTGGTTTTAGACCCGAAGCGTCTCTAACTTTAGTTAAAACTCTTTCTGTAAAAATTGCAATCTCTTCTGAGCTTGCACCTGATGGTATCATCTCTGCAATTCTTGGACCAAAGTATTTATTAACTAATGCTATAGGATCGCCTGCAGCACCACCTCCACCTTCTGTAATTGCTTTTACATCAACAGCATCTACGATATCTGAAAAATTTGTTTCATTAGGGTTTTCTTTTTTTAATGCTTCGACTAAAAATTCTCTAGCAGATCCACGTTGTGCAGGAGTTGACCCTACATTATCAAAGTAACCTACGCCAAACTTTTGGTCGACAAGATTCTGTACAACATCTTCTGGTTTTGCGTTGTATTCAACTGCTTCATCGAAAGGTGTTGTTCTAACTGGAGGAGTGTTTTCAAATGCAGATAATTCTTCTATCTCATCTCTAGTCATTAATTTCTTGTCACCAGATGCTTCCATCTCGTCAAATTTTTTTTGTAAAAATCTTTCTCTGTTTGCTTCTCCTGGTCCCGGATCTAAATTTCCTTTTTTATATTCCATTTCCATGTCACGAATATATTCTGCACGTTCTTTTCTTAGTTTGTTTGCAGAAGCAAGTGTACCATCAAAATCATTAGTATATTCTAAACCGCCAATATCCAAGTCAAGTTCTGCAATCTCATCTTCATCTAACATTCTTTTGCCTTGTTTATTTTTAACGATCTCGTCTAGTCTTTTCATTAAATTAGAATCTTGAACAACAGTACCATCAGCATTCATCATAGTAGATTTTTCTGCTGGTCTGATACCATCTGCATCTCTAAATCCTGGAACTGTTAATGGTGTATCCCCGGTTCGTTCTCTAAGAGAAGCTAAACCTTCTTGGTCAAGGTTTCTGGTCCCCGTTGCCATATCCGTGATGTTTGTAACTGCAGGTGGATTATAAAACTCATCCATCTTCATCATGTTATTTAAAAGTTTATTAGCTTGAAGATCATTTAGTTTGTCAGCGGTTGCAAAACCTACCGCACTTTTTAATTCGTTTATTGCTTTACTTTGAGATAGTGCACCAAGTGCTTCTATGTTTAAATCCATGTCTAAGAAAGGTTCTGAAGATTTACCGGTTCCCATAAAATTAACATTTGACCGGGTACCGAGGACATCAGACAAGTTTCCACCCAATTTAGAATAGAGTTTTGTAATTGCGTCGATAATAATTTTTTTAGCCATAGTATTTTATTTCCCCTTTAACCACTGGTTCTTCTTTATAATCTTCAGGGTGACGAACCATACCGCCCTGTCTAATTCTCATAATGGCTTGTGTCGTACTATCCACATAGTCATCGTGCTCTCCATACGGGAAAGCTGCACATTCTTCTATAACCTCTTGTGCAAAGTGTTCATGCATAGGAGCCCATATTTTGCCACTCTCAAAAAGAGGGGCTACAGAATTTACTCTTACATGCTTATCATTTCCTCGGCTCGGAGTAAAGTTAATAACCGGAATATCCATTTGTCTAAGCTCATGGGTTAAAGGTAGTCCTGAAGCTTTTGCTTCAATGATTACCATGTCAGGATTCCAATCAAGGTACTGTTGATACGCGACACGCCTTAGTTCTGGAAACTCGTACCGATCTTTAAAAGCATCTAGTAATAATATATTTTGACCATCAGCTTCTGTCTCAAACACACCCCAAGTGGTAATAGCACTATAATCGGCTTTGGTGCCTTTACTAAATGCTGTATCATAACTTTGAATAACATAATCTAATTTAGGTGGATACTTACCTGTCCAGTCACGCCACCAATCTCTTTTGATTAAA